CGGCCTAAAAACAGCGTACCTACAAAGTCTGCGGCGTTCATACCATTGGCTCCTGGGGCGGCATATTCATCATTTCTGGCGGCATTTCAGCCGATTCAGGTGGAATCATACCCATTTCAGGCGGCATTTGCTGCATTTCTTGCGGCATTCCGCCCATTTCTTGTGGCATTCCTTGCTGCATGCCCATGTCGCCCATCAGCTGTTGGCCTTGCTGCTCCATCACCAAGTCGCCGGTAGTCATCACATCCCGCAGCGTTTGCATGACGACTTCTTGCACCTGTTCGGGGTTCATAGCGCCAGATATAGCGGTTAGACGCTGGGTTTCGGCCTGATACGCCTTGATTTCTGCCTCGAATGCCTTGCGATCCAAGTCTTGTACCTCGACCGACTTGCCGACGTTTTGCAGCATCTGGTGCAGCTGCTCCAGCTCCTGCGCCATTGCTTCCATCTGTTGTTTGGCCATCTGCATCTCGGGCGACTCGTCTGACTCGGCCATAATCTTTGGGTCGATGATCTTCTCGAACCGTTTGGCCATCTCCTGCGCGCCTGGCCAGTCCATGTTCTTGATGAACAGGTCACCTGCCACTTGCCAGAGCTGCGGGTTGGATTGCAGGATCATGCCCATTGCATCCAGTGCTTCCTGACGCTTGGTCATGTAGGACGGGCCGGTGGTGACCACCACGTCGTACTTACCCACGCCGGGATTGTAAATCTTGTCGATGACGATATTGTTCTCGTCTCTAATTTCTTTAACCGGCTCTGCTTGAGTCGGGTCGAGCTTGACCATCTCGGTGTCGCCGTCCAGACCGATGATGCGAGCCACACGCTGGGTGTCGTAAATCTTCGGAATCAGGCCAACCAGCTGACGAGTGACATGCCGGACAGCCCGCGCCAGATTATCGACGTAATGATAAGTGCCAGTGTCAGACTGACGCTCGCGCGCCAAAATCGCCTTGCCCGAACGCTCATTAGAAGTGGCTCCCAAGCTGGTGTCATACTGCCCTGTGGTCGACTTGATGTCGTCTGAGGCACCCATTTTGGCCTGAATCAGGCCAGTTTGTGGCAGTGGAGGCGGCGCGCGCTGTGGTAGTGGAAGCACTGCACCATTTCCGTCCGTTACGTCGGGATTTACCTCCAAATACGGCCAATTTTGCGTGTTGGCCGTCTTCCACTGCATTTCGTAGCCTTCAAACTGGCCGCCGTAGCCAATAAATGGCGCTTTTGGTGCCAAAGCAAGCATTTCTGCCTCTTGTGACGTCCAATAGTTGTACATCCGCTGCGCATCCTTGGCATTTCTAACCAATCCAGACACGTACAGCTTGCCATCGACCTCAAATTCGTTGCCAACCACGCGCACAACCGGTATGTAGTCGCCTGCCCAGTCGCTTTTTTCCAAAAACTCGTAGCCGTTGGTCTTGCACCACTTGACCCGCTTGGCGTCTACTTGACGAGTACGCACGGGTTTGACGCCCATCATCTTCAACTGCTTGGCTTCGGGCGAACCCTCAAAAGCCGTGATGTTGCCTGGGTACAGATGCAGTGTCGCTTTTTCGTATTCGATGTAGTAATACTCAGCGATACGCACCGTGTCTTCATTGATCCAGATGCTGATCGACTGGTCGCCAATACCCAGCGTTTGCAGGCTAGAGATAGGTGATGCGTCAGGAAACAGGCGCTCGTATTCTTCGCGCTGCAAGTCTTCCGTTACAAAACACCACTTAGCGTCTGCGCCGCATGGGTCTTGAATGGTTGGATCCATGTAGACCGAAAACGAGTTCCTCACCCGCATGATCTTGATGTCTTGATCGAAGGTGTTGTCGTCGCAGTACTCGGTAATGATGCGGATGTAGCCTTCACCGTAAGCTACTTGGTTCTCGCAGGCGGTGTCGTAGGCAACGTCGGCGTCAGAGATGTACTCGATGTGCCTGACCATGCCGTTGTAGATTTCGGCGACTTCGGGGTCGGCGTTGTCGTCAGCGGGTATAACTTTGCCGCTCGGACGGTTTTGTCTTTGGTCGTTCGTGACTTGTCGGACATGCTGGGGCAGCTTGTTAATAGTCAAGCAAGGGCGGGCGTTGATCGTCTGCCCTTGCACCGCACCGCGTGTAGCCAAGACGTCGGCTGGCCACTGCCAGTGGTTATCTGGCGAGCCTGCGTAGAAGCGCAGGTCATCTAGTTCATCTTCACGGGACTCAGACAGCGCGGAGAGCGTCATTTGCAGACGAGTCCGCATGGTTGCCAGCGTGTCGCTGTCGCTCTCGTCACCCTTTTTAGTGGGTGGGTTACCGCCGATCGCAGCAACTTTAGCAGCCGAATTTATGCCGGTGTAGTCCATTACTTTTTGCCTTTAGCTGGCGCCTTAGATTGTGCTGATCGCTTGGTGGCGTATGCGATGGCCACGGCCTGTTTCACAGGCTTGCCAGATTGTACCTCGGCCTTGACGTTTTTACGAAAGGCTTCTTTGCTTGATGACTTAACGAGCGGCATTATCGCACTCCCATAAACTGTCGTAACTGTTTGACATACTCTAGCTGTTCGGGGGTGGGCGTTAGCGCCGATGGGTCACCCGACAGTATGCGCGCAGCCAGAGTCTGCCGTATATCGTCAATATTACCTGTTCCGTAGGTTGAAAACGCTTTTTCTTGTTCGGGCGTTAACGCGTATCTGGGTGACGGTAACATCTTCCGGCGCATGTGAACGCGGGCGGCTTCGTTTAACTTGACCGCTTCTTGTTCTTGCGGCTTTAACGTACTGTACGGGTTCAAAATAATTTTATCGTCTTCCGCTGCCATGCCGGCCACGTTCGGGTTCTTTTTAAAGTATTCCAGTTCGGACTCATACGGCTCACGCATTCCTACGCCGTACACGCCTTCTGGATACCCTGTCACGTTGCCGGGCATCTTACTTCCCCTTTTTAGCCGTCTTAGCAGACTGCTTAAAATCTTTCGCGGTTGGCGCGCCTGCCGAGCCGGGCTTTCTCATCTTCTCGCCAGAGCCCGCCTTAATGCGTGCCTGTTTGGCGTGAATGTTTGCGTAGAGTCCTGGTTTAGTAGCCATTAGCATTTCCACCTTTTCAAAGCTGCTTTCGCTCGTTCGCCGTCTTTAGCGTTGGCCGCGACAGCCCCCATTCTCGCGCAGAACGACTTCTTCCTACCCTCGTCTGCTTTCGTTTTCGGACTCGGTGCCGGTGCTTTCAAGTTCGAGCCTGTCTCACGGTTGTACTTCTCCCGCCCCTTGGCTGTCAGGCCGGCGCCCTTGCTGACCGGTAGCTTCTCGCCCCGGCCTACACTTAACGACACACTCTTTTTAGTTGCCATCTTAGTGCCCCATCCATCCAGTTGCTACTGTCGTCTGCTGATACCCTCGCGGTGCTGACCGTGTCGCCCGTTCGTAGCTCGACTCACGGCTAGCTACGGGAAACGCGAACGTCACTGCCAGCGCGTCGGCTGCGTCAGGGGACGCTAGCCCTCTCGACTTCATCTCTTTCTTGCCTTCCAGATAGATCGTTCCCGACGAGTCGGGCTTTTTCATCGGGCCGGTCAGGTCGGCTTTCAGTTGCCGGTCGTTTGGGATGCTGGCTGTCTTTAGCCAATCCTTCATCGCGCCCCACATCTCAGCACGCTTGTTGCCCCACATGACGGGCTTGCTCGACTTCCATCCGAAGTTCACTCCCCGCACCTTGTAACGCTGTTCTTTTAGCCTGTCAAGTACCCCGTAGCCCAGACCACCTTCGTCGATCACCGTCAGTGCTGGCCGGTACTCTTCGATGGCGTCAATCACCCGGCCAACGGTCGTCATGGTGTCCTCGCCGTGGTACCGCTTGATCGCGATTAGATCCCGTCCTTGTCGGACGACGATGACGGTTGCGTCCGCGCCGCCGCGAGCTGGGTCAACGCCGACAACAATTGGCGCCGTCTCGTCCTTGTAGCGTGGCCTTTGGGCGGCATCGTCGACAGCAGACGCACCAATAAACTGATCTTCGCCAGCCGATGGGAATTCACCGTAGACCTCAACCCTAGCCTGTGGCGAATCCTCGCCATACTCCGCAATGATCTGCTCATATATCTGCTTGTCCGTGTCCTCGACCGTTCGCGAGTCAATGTTCTCTGTGTGCCAGAAGTTACGCTTGGCGTGGAAGCACTCGTAGAAGTAGCCTTGATTACGCCGGGGGTTACTGAACGCGAACCAGTACCGGTCTAGGATCGGTTCTGTAAAGAAGCCCGCACCGACCGACCAGATGGCGTCGGGAATACCACTGGCCTCATCAAAGATCAGCATCATGCCGTCGTGGTTGTGAACACCGGCGTAGCTGTCGGGATTCTCTTCCGACCACAGTTTGCCTTCAGCCGCCCAGTAGCGCGTACCCTTCTTTAAGTCCCGCTCGACCAGTTCAGTTAACCACTTAGCTGGGATTAGCTTGGTTGCGCTGATCTCCCACCAGTGGTTGTTAATCACCATCGCCTGCCACTTAGTCAACTCACCCCATGTGACCGACCGCAGCTGCGCTTCGCTGTTGGCGGAGACGATCACGCTGGAACCGATGCGGGTGGTCAGCATCCACAAGATGAGCCAGCTGACTAGCGCAGACTTACCAATCCCTCGACCGGACGCGACCGCTGTTCTGAGCGCGTCCATGTCAATCTGACCACGGTTGTTCTTGATGTGGCTGGCTATCCTGCGCAGTATCTTGCGCTGCCAGGTGCGCGGGCCTTTAAACTTGGCCAGCGGCGTGTTCGTCTGCCCCCACGGGAACGCGAACAGCACGAACGCCTCAGGGTCGTCAGCGATGGTCGGCGCCCAGAGGCGCGTCATTAGGAGCTGCTCGCCCTCGGCGTCATAGATCGGCTGTTGCGC